AAGAATCTCCAGAAGGCTGGAACGACAACCTGGCCGAGGAGCTGTCTCCCCAGGAACGAATTGGTATCGCGGACGAGCTGATCGAATACTACGAGATCGATGAGCAGGTCCGCGAAGAACACTTCAACAGGCTGACCGATGGACTCAGGCTTATGGGCCTGACCGATGAGCCGGCCTCCGATGTGCCGTTCAAGGGAGCGGCCACCGTGCAACATCCCTTGATCGCTGAAGCGACGACGCAGTTCCAGGCGCGAGCGATCGAGGAGTTCTTCCCGCCGCAGGGCCCGGTCAAGCCATACATCGTTGGTGAGGCGACCGAGGAGAAGGTAGCTCAGGGCGAACGCTTGTCCGATTACATGAACTACCAGCTCACCGAGGCCGACGAGGAATACTTTTGGTCAACGGACCAGATGCTGTTCTATCTCCCCCTTAGCGGCTCTGCGTTCAAAAAGGTGTACATCGATCCCATCACCGGCATGACGACCAGTCGGTTTGTGACCGCTGAGGACTTCATCGTCCCGTATCATGCGCGGACCCTGGCGAATGCTCCTCGGTATTGTCACAAGTACGAGATGCCGGAGAACGATGTGTTCAGGGCCCAGGCGGCGGGATCCTTCATCGAAGATGCCAGGTTGGAGCCGACTCCGCAGATCCTGGTGGACAAGAACACCAGCTTCTCCAGGTACGACATGGAGGACGTTGCGGACGATCGTAGTCCTACGCAGCATTACGACGACACGATCTACACGATCCTGGAATACCACATCGATTACCACATGCCCTGGGATGAGGACGAGGACATCGCGCCTCCGTACATCGTCACAGTCGAATCAGAGTCTCGTGAGGTCCTGGCTGTGCGCCGGAACTGGAAGCACGACGACGAGATGCGGAAGAAGCGCATCTGGTTCACGCATTACAAGTATCTCCCCGGTCTTGGCTTCTACGGCTTTGGACTTCTACACATAATTGGCTCACTGGCCAAGGCAGTCAGCGGTGGCATCCGTGCCCTGCTCGATAGTGCCGCAGTGGCAAACCTACAAGGTGGCTTCAAGTCCAAGGAAGCGAAGATCGCCGGGGAGATACGTTTCACTCCTGGCGAGTGGATCGATGTCGATATGACCGCGGACGAGCTGTCGAACGCTTTCTTCAATCTGCCAGTCAAGGAACCATCGACCGCACTGGCCCAGTTGGTCAGCACACTCGTAGAGGAAGGCCGGCGCTTCGCCACGACTACCGAGAACATGGTTGGCGAGGCATCAAATACTGGTCCGGTGGGCACGACCCTGGCGCTGATCGAGCAAGGCTCGAAGGTGTTCAGCGGGATCCACAAGCGTATGCACATCTCGGCCAGGCAAGAGTTCAAGATGATGGCCGCACTGAACTACGAGTTCATGGATGTGGAGGAATATCCTTACGAGGTCCAGGGTGAGGAACGCTCGATCCTCAAGTCCGACTTCGATGGTCGAGTGGACATCATCCCGGTCTCGGATCCGAACATCTGGTCATCGACTCAGCGCATCGCGCAGAGCCAAGCAGTTCTGGAGCTGGTCGTGGCGGATCCGGAGCTGTATCCGAAGAAGCAGCGCAAGATTGTCCATCGACGCATGTTGGAGGCGCTGCGGATCCCGGACATCGATCAGGTTCTGCCGGAGGATGTGGATTCGCCACTGGATCCGGTGAGCGAGAACATGAACTTCCTGGTTGGCAATCCTTCAACGGTGTATCCACTCCAGGATCACGAGTCGCACATCGCCGTTCACATGAGTTTTGCTCAACAGCAGGCCGCGGAGAATCCTGACCTGGTACAGATGCTGGAGCCGGTGGTCCAGTCTCATGTCATGGAACACAAAGCCTACGTGTACCGGCAGCAGGTCGAGGCCGACCTGGGTACGCAGCTTCCGTATATCAACCTGGATGATCCGAGTGAGAACGAGGATCTGCCGCCTGAGCTGGAGCAACTGATCAGCCAGGCTGTGGCCAAGAAACTTAGACCTCCGCCGCCACCTGCACCGACCCCTGAAGAACAGGCCGAGCAGGACGAGGCTCAGCGCGAGGAAGATGAGCGTGACCTGGAGGTCATCGGCAAGATCGAGCGTGGTCGAGCTGAATCAGTAGCCGGCATCGAGCGCAAGGACGAGGAATCCGAAGCAGAGCAGAAGCGCCTGGACAAAGAATCTGATGCTGAGGGAAAACGCAAAGACACCGAATCGAGAGCCGAAGTTCGCCGCCTGGACAAGAAAGCTCGCGCTGTGGCCACCTTTGGAAAGGGGCCAGTGAGCGCAGTACGCAGCACAGCGAGGAAGAAGGCAAAGAAACGTGGCAGTCGCAAGTCCTAAAGAAGTCCGAGCAGCGAGAGCGTTCCTGCGGAACCAGGGTGCGTTGTCGTCGGACATTCCGCCACGCAAATTTGCCAATGCAGCGAGGGAACTCAACATGGGATTCCGAAAGTTGCTACGGCTGATCGCCAGGCTATACTCTGGCGGCCAAGCTCAGCAGCAGTTCCGTTTGTCGGTGATTGCTGCCGAAGCAGACAAGGGGTAAGCATCGAGCCCTGAGTAAGATCGATGCAGGTGAGGAGATCAGTCATGACTGATTACGACAAATATCCAAAGCCGAAAGCTGACAAGACCGCAGGTCGCAGTGCCAAAGAAGCAGGCAAAGCGAAGGGCGGTGGTCAGCACAGTGTCTCCGGAGCGATGGGTAAGCACCAAAGCACCGGGACTGGCAAGGAAGGCGGCGGCAATAAGGGCGGAAGCTACTGATGCCTTACGGGACGAAAAAAGTTCCGTCCGGTCAGATGCACATGACCAAAAAGCCGAAGAAAAAGCCTGGCACTGCCAGGGGCACAATGGGCATGAGCAAAACGACTACCTTGAAAGCCAGCGGTGCGATGGGTAAGAAGCAGCGCACCGGAAGCGGAGAAGGAAACTAACCACAGGAGAAGGCGATGTCTGCACTCAGGATGGCAGAACTCGTCCTCAACAGGACCAAGGAGCGCATGGCGGAAAACCATGCCCAGATGGACAAGGGCGGTGGCCATGATCAGTACATGAAGCTCGTCGGTAAGAACGCCGAGCTGAAATGGATCCAGACCATCACCAGGGAGTTCCTGGCGAAAGTTGAAGGAGAGGAAGAAGCGGATGAACTCTGAAGCGGAAGTAGCAGAGCAGCATGAAGCGACATTGCTGGACACGTTTGAAGCGAAGGAATATCCAGGCCAGATCGATCTGTGGCGCATCGCGGTGCAGATCCCTGAACCACCTGATCATAGTGCAGGTGGTATTGCGATGCCGGATGAATATCTCGATCAGCGCGAGTTCAGCACTTACGTTGGCATGGTTAGATCCATGGGCCCGTTGGTTTACCAGGCGATCACCAGGTCGCAACTTGATCTGAGCAAAGCACATGGTTGCCAGGTTGGCGACTGGGTGCAGTTTGGTAAGCATGACGGTGAAAAGTTTCGGACGGTAGATGGCACCCTTTGGGTAGTTGTTTCTGAAACGCAGATTATTTGCGTGACGAAGCATCCTGAGCTGTTCGATTGCATGTCTCTTTGACTGGAGAATTGCAAGGAGTATTATCAGCGACACCAAGTCGTTGCGGACTAGGAGAGCGAGGATGGCTAACACGCAACGGGACAAGATCGAATACGAGTTTGAGGATCTGAGAAGGAACACTGATCCGATACCAGACAACGTACTCGGTCAGCTTGGCCTCGAAGATGAGGATTTAGACGAGGGTGAGCGTCACGACGACACAAAAGCCAAGGACGACAGCAAGAAGGAGTTGGAGAACGAGGAGGAGCTGGAAGACGCGGAAGGTGACCTGGACGACGAAGGAGAGTACAGTCCAGCGAAGATGACCAAGGCGATGCGGAAGCGTCTCGTCAAGGTCAAACGTGAAGCGACCAGAGAGATAGCCGCCGCCAAAAAGGAAGCCGGCGACACCATCTCAAAGCTGGAAGAACGGATCGCTACACTGGAGAAGTCAGGGAAGACTGATGAACTCGACAACGAGTTCGCTGGCAAGCTCGAAGATATTGAATCGCAGATCGAGACTGCCATGGAGGATGGCGACAGCAAGAAAGTCGCAGCCCTCACCAGACAAATGTCTGAGCTAACTGCGGACATGCGCGATAAAAAGCGCGAACTGGAAACTGCTCAGGATGAGCCGGATGACCTGGACGAGGGCGAGGATAAGAAGCCCAAGGTTATTCCAAGAGCCATGGAGTGGGTCGAGGAGCAGGTTTGGTGGGATGACGAGGATCTCGGACACGTTCGAGCCTACGTTCGTAAGGCGGATCTCGCCTTGCAGAAAAAAGGATACGATCCCCACGACGACGACTTTTACGAGCAGCTTGAAGCTCTCGTCGAGGAGAAGTATCCAGGCATCGTGGAACATACGATGGATCTGGAGTTCGACGAGGAGGAGGAGGACGAAGATCTCGACCTCGAAGAAGATGAGGAAGGCGAGTTCGATAGTGTTCCTTCAAAGAAAAAGGCTCGTCGAAAATCGAAGAAGAAGCGAGGCCGGGTAAGGAGCCCGGTGTC